TACTCCTATTTGGTAGGCTGGGTCCAGCCGGGCTCCGCAGCGCTCGGCCCGGCCGGGCCCAGGGAGATTGTCAGTCCACCCGAATATTTCGCACTGGGCATGGAGTAACAACGCCCGACCCCCACCGAACAATGGCCATGCCATCTCGGAATGAATCCAGGGTGCCTGCGTCTGCGTCTTCGCCCTCGCCGGCGATCACTCGGCTCTCGGGGCGCATCGCAATTATCGCATCCGCTAATGCCTGATCTGTGAGGTATTGTGCCCACTCGCTATCGCCAGCCTCCTCGTCTGTGATTCCGAGGTCTCTGGCCAGCCGCAATAGATCCTCGCGGCTGGCTATATCGTACAGGTCCACGGCCTCGGAAAGATTTCGGAGGGTGTCCGGCACAGTCTCACCCTCCGAAATGCAGCCCGGTCGGTCACTGATCGTCGCGCTGTAGCCGCCCTCTGGGTCTGGGGTTAGAGTTACATCTACTCGGTTCATCTCGATCTCCCATACCTCCCGCTCCACTCTGCGGGCGAGTCTGGAGCCCTCCGCGGGCTCCCAGCGGCCCCGAATATCGCCTCGGGGCCACGGCGGCAACGCACGTTGCGAGCGAACTATGAGGCCGAGGTCTCGTGCACCATGTCGTGCACCTCCTGCCGCAAGTTGAGCACATCAGCCGCAAGGCGGGCTGCGGCATCCGCCTTGCTGATGTAGGCAACATGCCCAGGCCGTTCGCCTGCGCCGAGTGCCATGGCTGTGCGTTCGATGCTGTTGGCGATCAGCCGCAAGCGTTCCGCCAAATACAGTTCAGTCATTGTCCATCTCCTAGCTAGGAGTTCTTGGTTCGTTGGAAACTATGTGCTCACCGCAAAGCGACTGTCCAGTCTGGGTGTCGTTTTCGCAGGGCGGCAAAGCATTCGTCCTTCCCGCACAGCAGAAACGTTTTGTGAACCCCGATTGTCGGGATGTAGAAGGTAGTTTCGGTCGTTACTCGATCTCCGCATTGCCAGCAAGCGTGTTCGCGGCAATAGTCGTCGTTGACTCGCTGGGTGACTTCTCGACATTGCGGCCCGCAAGTTGGTTGTCTCATTTCAATACTCCTGTAGTGGGGTTGGGAACATAGTTGGTCAGAAACTCAGGCCCCCGGCGCGATTGCCGGGGGCTCGGTGGGTTGGGAAGTCACGCCCCAGGGACACAGTAGCCTTCGCCGCAGAAATCGTTGGTATGTCCGTCTTCGAATTGCAGTTTGACCGTGCAACCGCGAGGGTCGCCTGAGAACACAACGGCAGCCCCGGCCCTCGCGGCTTCCGCCTCGATGTTGGCCCTGAGTCGTCGCAGGGCTGGCAAGGGCTCGCCGTCCGCGTCGTAGATGTCCCGCCCGTTGCAGTAGTCAACCATCTTGTGGTTGTGCCTCTTGCCCAAGCGGATGAGCTGGCGGGCACAAGAGGCAGTCACGCCAGAGAAGCCGTGGACGGCAAGGGCTCGCAGGAAAACATCAAAGTCCGTGACGGGCTGGAAGTTCTCGCTGCGGTGGTCGGCAGCCCCAGCCATCTTGCGGGCGTTGCGAATCGCGGTCTCTCGGTTGGAGTACCCGCACAACTCGCCCACCGTGTCAATATCGCAGGTCTCGGGGTTGAAATGGCGGATCGTGTAGCCGCGATTGCCGTGGGGCGGCTTCTCGCTGGTCACGAAGAACACGCCGTTGGGCCCGTTCCAGGCTGCCCCGCATACTCGGGTGCCGCTTAACCTCATACTGTCCGCATCCCACCAGTGCGAGCCCCTCGCGAACATGGCAGTCTGAATGTCGTTGACGCTCCAAATCGTAGTCATGGTAAAGTCTCCCGTTTTGGTTGTGCTGGTGGAATCCCCAGCGTTTCGTAAAATCCAGTCCCCCGATGCGGCATCGAGCCGCGTAGCGATGGGCGGGGGAGTTCCTCGGGTCATTGGCAAAGGGCGTCGAATCGCGCCGACCACTCCTCTTCCGTGGCGGGGCTCTCAATCTCGGGCATGGTGGCGGGGAACTGCTGTATCGGATTGATGATCGGATCGGATTCATCCCACCATGCGGCCTTGTGGGTGCGGATCAGGCGGCGAACGGTATCGGGTAGATCCTCGCCGGGTTCGCTCCATGCCTCGATAGGCTGGAGCATGGTATAGTCGCTATCGGGCTGAGTTCTCACGGCCAAGGTGCCGTAGCGAATGTTGTTTCCGGCAGCGCTGCGGTAGATGCAGGTGGCTCTCTGCTCGGGGCTGATGAGGATGGTATAGAGGTTCATGGCGGGCTCCTGAAAGAGCCCCGCCCACTCCCCATAGAGCGGCGGCAACCAGCAGAGAGGGGAGCGAGCGGAGCAAGGATTCGTGATGTGCTCATTGGGTTGCCGCCTTAGAGCATTTGCGTTACACTACCAATATACGGATAGGCCCCGACCGAATCAAGAGGCAAATTCCCGAATAGGGCCAAAATGGCAAAAAAGCCATCGCCACCACCAATTAAGAAGGTCGGTGCCCAAAAGCACCTCGCCCACCTCACCTACACCCAGATCGCTGGATGGGTGGATCTCGCCCCGCGCTCGGTCATCCAGTACGCCAGCCGGGGCGATTTCGATACTCGCAGCATCGAGAGCGTGTTACAATGGGTGAACGGTCGCCGCGCCGCCAAGGGTCTGCCGCTGATCGGGGCACCCACAGAAAATTCTTCGGAAAATTTCCGGCCAATTTCCGCCAGTCAAGCCCCTGCAATTCCTGCCGGGGGGGAAGCGATACAAAAACGCCCAGAAAACAGGCTCGAAACTTATTTCACAGAGTCCCAAATACCAAGTGTCCAACAACCCTATTTGATACCCCCCGCCAGATACAACCCAATCACTGGAGATTTTGATGCGTAGCCCCCCGCCCCTCCACCCACAGCAGTTCCGCCCACCATACTCGCCACATATGGCGCCGATTCCGATTATCGGGCAGCAGGCGCCCAGCCAGGCACAGCAGCAGGCGCAGGCACACGCCGCTATTCAAGCTGCCGTCCAGCAATTATCCCTCGGCATCTATTCCGACCTCGCCGTAGACCATCTGGCCCTGCATACCACGCACCCAGCCGATCCCGCACGGCTCCGACAATTGGCGAAGGATTCCCTGGTAGCCGCCAGAGCGTACTTCGAGGGGTTGGGCGTAATCGAGATCCCGACCACCCAGCAACCAGCCGACCAGGCACAAGGGGATTCCGATGGCCAAGCGTAAGCCAGCGAAGCCCAAGAGCACCAACACCGGCTCCCTCATCCCCGAAACAGCCGCCACCCCACTCCGATTCGAGACCGTTTCCAACGCAGAGAGACAGGACAGCGAGAAGGAAGAGACACACAACAACCAGGACAAGGACGAGGGACAGAAGAGTAACACACCGCAAAACATTGACACAGATGCCAATGGCAATGAGGGGAACGTCACTTCACCGGGCGATGTCGTCGCTTCGCCGCCGCTTGTGGTGTCGGTGGAAGGACTGCCCGCTGTACGCGCGAGACCGGGCGAAACTCGCAATGTCGCTTGGGAGCGTATCCGGCAGGAAGCGCGGACGGCGGGCCTGCCACGAGGCCAAGGACCGGGTTCAGCCTATGAATACGCCACGAAGGCCGTGGAACAGCTATTCCAGCCGCCGGAACCGATCGATGAGCCCGAGCCTGTCGCCGTCGAGCCGGAACCGATCGTCGTCGAGGAGCCCGCCCCGGTGGTCGAGCCGCCCGCCGTCGAGCCTGTTCCGGCTTCCGATTCCTCCGAGGGACTTGCCGGTCTAGGCGACATCCCGGCAGACTGGCCCAGCCTGCCCGACAACGCCGCTCTTCCCGTAGAGGTTCAGTGGGTGCAGGCAAACCGGGTGCGGGTCCGGGCGGGCAATGCGGTGGATCTGTCCAGGGCGCGGACCCCGGCCCCGTCCGCTGCCGCCCTGGCGTGGCTGGAGACGGCGATTCTCTTCCCGTCCAAGTGGGCCGACATCACAGCGAAGGCTACCTCGTCCCAGGTGGATGAAGCCGAGCACACCAGGAGAGAGCGGCTGGCCCTGTCTGCGGTGGGCGAGCTACTCAGCACCATGGCCGATGCTACCACATAGCGTATACACTACGTGATGGGCTGTATTGGGGCTCATTAGTGCCATGGCGTAAGGAGTTACGTCGATTCTTCGCACCCTACCCTATTTGAGCACATGGCACGGGCACGGCAGCGTACAGGGCAGGGCTTCGATGGGCTGGGTGATCACGGCAGCGCCGGGCTGCTCGATCACCGGGCGACCGCGACCGAGTCGCCGGTTTTCCGCCCAGACCCCCCGCCAGGCCGCCGGGACTCCGACGTAATGTACCTCCGGAATGCGCTACCGTTCTGGCTTGCGTTTCCGGGTCCATGTTAACTGAGTGATATGGTCGGGATGTGATAGTCCTTTCACGGTTCTTCTACTGGCTCGTAGGTAGCTTGGAAGATGTCGGGTTTGCAGGGGTAGTAGTGAACACCGTCGGGCTCCTGGATGATCCAGTCGCCGGGGGAGATGTAACATCGCTGTTCGTGGATGGTCACGACGAAAGGCGACCCGTTATCGGCTCTGCGTACGCCGCGAGGATCTTCCGCAGGGTGTCCGCGAAACTGTTTGGCCTCAACGATGCCCGGCTTCTTTTTGAACTTCATGACTTCTATCCTTCCACAGTTGGAATTCTCTGACTTGCGTTTCGGGGTCCATCTTAGCGTGTGTCCCCCGGTTGCGGTGCTTTGCCCGCATCCACGAGCCTCAGCCAGTGTCGGAATCTGAAGCCATAGCGACTTCCGCACCCCTTGGAATTGAGATACTTCTTGGCCGAAGCGTCGGCTGTGCGTCACTTTTCAGTCGGTATTTCATTGGTCAGCTTCTCTGTTCATGGCTGGAAAGTTCTCTACTGCGATTGTGCCTTCGATGATGCTGCGAGCAAAGCATTCAAAGCACATAACTTCAACGACAATGGGGCCGTTCTCTGGTTCGCCGCCAACGTCGGCAAAGTCGGTAATTACGATGTGCTTGTGCATATCGTTGTCGCACCCACATTGAGGCAGCTTCCATTCCGGATCGGTAGTCTGATCGCAGATTTTAAGTTGTTTTTGTTTCAGAAGTTTGGTCATAGCAAGTCCTGTCCGAGGATTTTGGTGGAGGCGAGTTGGCGGCGGTCACGGCTTAGTCTCCTATTTTCATAGCCTTGAGGTATCGTCTGACGGAGCTTACGGAAACGCCGAGTGCTTGGGCGATTTCGGCGTGGGTGAGACCTTGGGAGCGGAGTTGGGAAGCGCGTCGGGTGTCAACGCCAAATTTTGTGGCTCCGCGTGGTCGTCCTAAATATCTTCCACGTTCTTTTGCAACGGCGATTCCTGCTGCCTGTCGTTCGCGGCGTGTCTGCTGTTCGAGTTCGGCGACTGCAAAGAGCACGGACGCTATCAACTTGCCGATCGTGCCTGAGAAGTCGATCTGCTGACTTGTGCTGACAACGCGGATGCCGCGCTCGCACCAGTTGCACAAGACGTTGATGCCGTCGCGGAGACTACGAGAGATCCTATCTAGCTTGTACACCACGATAGTTCCGATCTGGCCGTCGAACACCTTTTTCTGAAGACGCTCGAAGGCTGGGCGGTTCAGGTTATCCCCGGTTTCTTTATCGGTGAGCCATAGGACGTTGGTAGGGTCGATTCCGTTGCCGCTGAGCCATTTCTGGATCTCTCGGCGTTGCCCATCTTCGTTCTGGGATGCGGTCGAGACTCGGACATAGACTGCGGTGGTCATGGGGGTTCCTTATTTGTCGAGTCGATTCAGAATCTGTCCGACAACCTCCATTACGGTAGGGCTGTCGTCATTCAGGCTATCGCTACAGCAGACTCGCAGCGAATTGGCTTGGCCTTCCCATGAATAAGCGGTTGGAATTTCGCCCCAGAACGACTCCATGATGCCGCGAGCTATTTGCTCTGTGTTCGGATTGGCGTTGGAAATTGGTACATACTCTACGTCATCGACAATAACCTTTGGCATGTGGTTGCTCCTTCGTTTAAGATTCGTTTAAGGTTTCACCACTGTCATTCTAATAGGGTGTCAGAAATAGTCAAGTATCGTCCAGCCAATTTGGACGGAAATTCACCCGGCACGGTGCCTGTGTTCCTGGGACTCCCGTGAATGAACGTCTGTGCCAGCCGGTGGAATTGGTTTGCGTTTCTGGGTCCATGTTGATATACTGATACGTGGTATCTTGCAGGAGTGGTATGCGGCGGTGCGTGTTTTTTGAGGATATAGGTGATGCAAACTGACGGCATTTGGTTCAAGCTGATGATGATTTGTGGTTTCGTCACGTTGGTCGCCTGTCCGATCGCATTGGTTATTGGGCGTCCGATATGTGACTGGTGGGACGAACGGGTGCAGAGGAGGAAAGGGAGAAATGAACGGCAAGGGTGACAGGAATCGTTCATTCAGCCAGGCGTACCGTGACGGTTGGGATCGGATATTTGGGGATCTTTCAGATATTTTTTCCCCTGATCGGTACTGTTCTACATGCCACCGATCCATTCCCTGCGCGAAACTGATTGTGTTGAATGAGGATGGTCCGCGTGGTCCGATTCGTTGTCCGCATTGTCTGTCTACTGTTGACATCTATTGCAAAGTTGGAGCATGACCATGAAACTGAGGAGTGTTCTGCTGGCTGGCGTGTTGGTTCTGCTGGTTGCGTCACTTTCTCTGGCGGGAATGGGAACCGGCCGGAAGTCTTCCGAGAGCAAGCCGCTGGGCGCCTTGCGAGAGAATCCATACGACAGCGATTCGCTCTCGAACCCCTACGGAGCCGGAAGCCCATACCGATCGGACGGGCTGATGAATCCGTACAGCCGGAATGGAAGCCCCTACAGCAACCAGTCCTGGCGGAATCCGTACGCGACCGAGGCCCCGCGACTTTACGAGGGCGGCAAGTATCGCGGCCGGTTCAGCACGAACCCCTATGATCGCGACTCGATCTCCAACCCGTACGGACGATTTGGTTCGCCGTACTCGCCGGATAGTATCAGAAACCCTTATGGAGCGGGCAATCCGTATTCGACACGCCCTATCTACATCTGGCCGGGTAAATGAGACAAGTGGAAGTCAGCCCAGGTGACGAGTATGGGGATCTGACGGTTGTTCGCGAGGCTGAGAAGTCCTCGGGCAAGCGGCGATTCCTCTGTTCATGTTCGTGCGGAAACGAGGTAGAGGTACGGCTCGATCATCTTCGCAGCGGACACACTAATTCCTGTGGCCGGTGTGGACTGGAATTCCGCGGCGAGCGGAAGACGCTGAAGGAGTGGGCCGAGTCGGCGGGTATCAAGGAGTCGACGTTGAGAGCACGGCTGAAGGTCATGGGGCTGGCGGAGGCTTTGAAGCGGAGATGACGATAAAAGACCAAGTGGACGAGTGGTACAGGCGTCTCATTGAAAGCTCTCCTGATGCGATGAAAGCCTACATTGCCACGGGACTTCCTTTGGAATTTACTTCAGAGCGAACAAAAGGTGGTGGGATTCGCATCACAGCGACCACGAAGTTTCCATGTGCTCTTATTGGCGATACTCTGCACTACAGGAGAGTGTGATTATGTGCTACTGGTGCTATTGGGGTTGGCCAAAGCCAATTCGGGTCATTTACGACGACTGCGTGCAACGGGCTGGCGAATCGGCGATGAACTACGGCCCGGGGCATGTGGTATGGGCAGATGAAAACTGGGATCAAGCCCAGTATTGTCTCGTAAGCTTCGACGAATGGGTGCGAGACTGGAATCGCGATGGTGATGAGATTCGTTACACCGCTGAACAACTTGCCGTTGTTCGCGAGTCGCTTGAACGCTTAGTGTTGGTTCCCGACGAATTCAAGCATGAACCGGAAGGGTATGACGATGAGCGTCCGAAGGATTCTTTACCGTTGCAAATACTGCGATGATCTGGATCTCGCTGAAGGTAGTCCAGAAAATCAGGAATGCTGGCCGTCATACTCGACCGACCTAAACGCAGCGTTTGCGGCGGCAGAGAAGGCGGGGTTATTCAGAAACTACGCCTACTGTTTGGCATCTGGTCAACACGTTCTCAGCGAGTCCGTTCCGGTAAAGACATGGGCCGATGTGATTGCACATGAAGAGACTCCTTGCCTGGCAATCTGTGCGGCGATTCTGAAGCTCAAGGAGTGACGCGATGCGTCTTCGAGTTCGTTGGACCTGTTCCGATTTCGTTCACCACCAGCATCGTTGGCGTTGGACTGCTTTCTTGTGCGGGAGAGTTCAGTATTTGTTTCACAAGTGGGTGAGTAACTGAGGAATAGCAGCAACACCTAATCAATGTTCTCGGTGGAGCGATAAAACCTCCACGTTGGTAGATCGACATTCCAACGTGTGAGGTTTCTTTTTTGCGCGTTCCACTTTACTACCATCAGAAACTTCCCAACGGTCGCTGGCTCGTACCGCGAGATCCAATCGAGAACGTGAAGTGGCGGATCCGATGCCGTGAGCGGGCGCTGGTTGACAAGCGGTTCCAAGACGCCCTCTGGCAAGCCTGCATGGATGATTTGCTCTTTTTTATGGCATTTTGTTGCTGGGGTTATGACCCCAGAGCCAGAGTCAAGATTACCCCGTTCATTCCCCACCCACACCAGGAATCGGTGTTTCTGGCAATGGATGATGCCATTGATCGAGCCGAGCGTGAGGAGCGGTCGATCGACGTGATTCTCGACAAAGCCCGCGCTCAGGGCGGCACTTTCGGCTATCTGTGGATCGATCTTCGTCGGTGGCTGCGTGACAGCATGTTCTCGGCTGGATACGTGACCAGAAACGAGGCTTTGGTCGACAGCAAGACGGACTCGAATACCGTTTTGTGGAAAATTGCATGGGCCATACAGATGCTGCCGACATGGATGCAGCCAGACTATGAAAGGAACCTGGCGCAGCATACGTTCGTTAATAACGAGAACGGTGCGTTGTTGCGTGGATATGCTGCCGGGCAAGACGTAGCTGCCGGCGGACGATCGACGGTCTTCACATGTGACGAGTTTGGAGCGAAGGAATTCATTGCCGGCGGTAAAGATGAGTCGGTGATGGAATCACTCCATGACGTGAGCAACTGCATCCGGATGGTGAGTGCAAGGTACGCCGACTCAGGAGTCTTCAACGAAGCGTGCGAGAACCATGACACACGCAAGAACGGCGTCTATCTGGTCCTTGACTGGAAAGATCATCCGGCCCACGGGAAGAACTCCTACATCGTG